TTGTATAGCTGTTTTGCGTCTATTTATAGCCCCCCCCTTCCCCCTTTTTATTTTATTTCTCTGCATACCAGCGCAGTAACTCCGCCTGTACGTAGGCCTTATAGCTTAGAAGCGAAGTAGGCACGGCAGTTATAGCCTTGTCTAGCGTCGCGCTCTTTCTATTGTGGCAGCTGTGGCACAGGCTCTGCCAGTTTTGCGGCTCATAGAATAGCGAAGGATCTATACGTACTGGTACGCTGTGGTCTACTACTTCGGCCGCCCTGTTACATACTTCGCAAAGCGGGTTAGACTTTAAGAAAGCTGTGCGGGCAGCTCTCCAGGTGCGGCCGTTATATCTGCTGTCCTGGTAGCGCCTGCCCTGCTGTGCTGGTCTGTTTCGTTTTGGCCTGGGTAAATACGGCATTTAGGTAAGTGTTAGCTCTGTTATCTCAAATTGTTTGCGCTGCTGCCAAATGCTGTCCAGTAGCTGCCTGTGTGCTTCTGCTACGCTGCGCAGCTGGCAGGCCATTTCAAGCCGGGGCAGCTCTCCGTCTGTATGGCTCCACAGTACGTAAACTTTCTGCGTTTCATCCATTGCCCGTGCCTTTGTCTTCGGGTGCTACTTTGTCTAGGTAGTCGCGCAGCCTGGTACCGCTACCGCGTTTGCCTTGCGGCTTATATACTATGCTAGCCGTTTCTACTCCTTGCGGCAGTCCCCTAGCAGGTTGCGGCCTGTGTACCTGCTCTAGTAAATAGCTGCGTTCCTCTTCATGCTTACAGGCAAAGCGCGCTAGCTCTTCCGTCTTTAGTCGCTCGTAGATTTTATAGCGATCGCCGTACTGCTTAGCGTAGTAGCCGTGCCGTACTCTGTACAGTACTAGCATCCATTCCTGTAGCGTGAACGCCGGAAACTGGTCTACTAGATACCGGGCGCACTCTGCTAAAGCTTCCGCGCCTTGTATACTCTTATTAGCGTCTACATATTTGCAGGTGCTATCTATCATAGCTGCCAGCGCCATAGTAGTTTGCGCTGGTGCCAGCCTGTAAGCTGTCCGTACGTTAATACCCTTAGCGAAGGCGTCGCTAGGTGTTAGGTCTGCGGGTTGCGTTTTGGATAGCTCGCGTAAGGTCTGTGCTACTAACTCCGGTGTAGCCTTTACTCTTTGTAGTCCTGTTGTATTCATATTGTTGCTGTCTTTTAATCCATTGGCTAGCGGCAGCCGCCCAGCTCTTCATACTGTTGCGTCCTACCTTCCAGCCGTTAGCTTCGTAATAGTTCCAAAAGTCTTCGGCCATGCTAGCAGGATCTGCTACCAGCTTGCTTGCAAAAAAACTTTCTACCGCCTCAATAGATTGCGGGCGCGCTTTATTCTCTTTGGTATGTTCTGTGTTTTGTTCTATTGTATTATTATTCCTCAGCTGGTTGTGGGTAGTAGCCTCAGCTGGTTGCGGGTAGTGGCCGTAACTGGTTCCGGGTGCCTGCCTCAGCTGGTTGCGGGTGGTGGCCTCAGCTGGTTGCGGGTGCTCCCATTGTTCAAAGCATTGCACGGCCATAAGCCTACTACGTTTCTTACCCGTGTATTCAGTCCAGCGCCTAAGGTGTCCCGCCTCTACTAAAAGCTTAAGCGCCTTCTCTATTGCGCTGCTGCTTACGTTACATAGCTCTGCTAAGTGTTCGTTAGATATAAAGCAGGGCAGCCCGTTTCTTTGAAAGCTGCGAACTTCGAGCAGTATAACTTTCTGCGTAATACTTAGCGTAGTGTCTTGCCATAAGGCAGCAGGAAACCAAATACCTTGAAAGTCCCGGCCGTTATCTGTTAAAGTCGTTTTCATCCCAGCCAAGACGTTTGCCCCAAACTGTTTTTAGTTCGGTCATGGTTAGGTGAAAGCGTCGCCTGCGTGCAGCCTCGTAAATCCCTGCAGCTGCTCTTATATCTTTGTCTAATACTTTGGCGCGTAGGCTGTGCCTGCCGTACTGCTGGCGTAGCGTATGCCTTTCCTGGATCAAAAGTAAAAGCTTCTGCCTGTACTGCGTTAACTCTTCGTTCATTCCGGTTCGTTACTGCAAATAGGGCAGCGCTTAGCGCGCTCGTACAATTCGACCAGCTCGACAAAACTTTCCAGCGGCATACTAATAGTAATGCCTTTACGGTTGCGCTTGTGTGCGACCAGGCGCACGCTATGGCGCGGGTGCTTAGGCATGCGCTCAAGCAGGGCGTGTACGTCCATACTTTGTTCAACTGCCTTACATTGTACCAGGTAGCGCCCTGCGTTAACAAGGTCGACGCCTGCCGCGTCCAGCTCTCTATTACAGCTCCTGCTAGTTTTGCAATGGACGTAGCCCAGGCGCCTAAAGATGTCCCGCACGTATAGTTCGAAAGCATGTCCCTTTTTACGTCCGTTTATTTGTGCCATGCTGGTAGATCCAAGGTAACAGCGTCGCCCTGGTCGTAATAGTCATAGCCTAACAAGGGTGCGCCCGCTGTGTACGTTTTGCACCAATTTAAAAACATTCTAGCCTCTAAGCGTGCTGCTTTAACACCTGCCGCAACCATAGCAGGCGTAGGGGCGTAAACGCATACAGTATGGGGCGCGTTTGGATCTACGCAAACCCAGTACAATTCTACAGGCTCCGGCAGCGCCAAACTGTATAGCGCTAACTGCATGTGGTACTGTGCGTCTAATACAGTACGCAGGAACTTGTTAGGCTCCGGGTTAGTTACTTTAAGATCTAACAGCACGCCGTTACCGTACGCGTCCGGGTAGCCGTGCATACGTAAGCCTTCACAGTCCCAGGTTAAGTGCTGCTCTTTGTATTCTGCGCGCTCTAGCAGCCTGGCCGCTGTCCTGTGCTGTAGTACGGCGTCTGCGATCGCTTGCGCTTCGTCTAGCTCTTTCTGTAGTACTGCCCATTCCCCGTGCTGCTGTTCTGCTTCCTTGAAAGCTTTTGTGCTGCGCGTGCTGGCGTCTATTACTTGCACCTTTGCCATTTCGTGCGGCTCTAATACCATACGGTGTACCAGTGTACCGCGCCGCATAGCTGGACTACTTGTGTACTCGCTCTGCTTATAGTGTACGAAGTGCGCAGGACTTTTAGCGAATTGCTTTAAGCCGCTGAAGCTTACCGGCCATGCGTCGTAAGGGTTGTAGCTATTCATATTGCTGCAGTGTGTTATATCTTCCGTCGTTAGTTAGTGCGTATAGTCCCGCCTGGCAGCGTTCCGCTTTTTTCCATGCTGCTTCGCGCTCTTCAGGCTCTCGTAATTCTGCAAAGTCGTATAAGTGTCGGCGCCGCATTTGTTTAAGCATGCACTCTAAGCTTACTAGATCTGCGTCTTTTGCTTCTAGGCTGCAGCTTACTATATCTGCTAACGGTACTATTAAGCCGGACTGCAAAGCCTGCAGTACTTCAGAAAGGGGTGCTGCTGTCTTTTGCTGGCTCATGGGTAAGCACGTTTTTAGGTTGCGTAAAAGGGTTGTCGTTAGTGAACAGCTTAGTAAGGTCTACGCTAGTACGGAAGTACTCCGCTGCTTTTTGTATACCTGCGTCTGCTTCTGTTCGCGCTCCAGGCTTTACAAACCAGCGCGTACTAAGGCCAGCGCCCTTGCGCATAATAACTAAATCGTACTCGAAAGGGTGGCCTTCAGCTTCTATAATTTGCTGCATGTCAAGCAGTACGCTTTTAGTGCTACACATGTAAATTTTACTGCTGCCGCTTTCGTAGTGCCATACGCCCAAAGCTGCAAAAGGCTTAGGCCTTTCGTCTAGCTCGTTTACTCTGTCCGGTGCTGGTTCGTTAATAGGCCAGCGCAGCGGCTTTTTATCGTCCCATACTTCCAGGCCTTCCAGGGGCGCGCTAATAATTCGCACGGTAGCCGTTTCGTTTGGCGCGATCTTCAGGTAGTTGTTCGTACCGCTTTCGCTGGCTTCGTAGCTATTCTTAAAAAAAGACATTTGTAAAGGTTTAGTGCCTTGCGGCTGTGTTTCTTGTTCAGGCCATTGCATAAGCAGGCAGCGGCTGTTACAAAGGTTGCCGCTTTTGTTTGTTCCTTTAACACTTACAGCCAAGTAGATATAAACAAAGGCGCGTTAATATGCGCCTAAGTGTCTAGCTTACAGTAAAGTACTTGTTAATAGCGGGCGTATTACTTGCCCTTTTTTTGGCGCTCCCGCCTGGTAGCTAATGCTTTTTCGACGTTGTACCAAATGATAGCCAGCCCGCCAGCTACAGCTACTACGCCCTCTATGTATTCAAGTAGCACGCCTGCTGTAAAGCTTGCGCCTATTACGTTTGTTAGGTGCGTTTGGGCGTCCATTGTCGTAGGTCTGAATTATAAAGTAAGCGCCTACTGTGCTTATTGCAAGTGTTGCCCATACACCTTGCCAAAGCTCGCTAACCTGGTAGCCAGTACTTTGTAAAATAGTTACAGCTAACCCGCCCAAAACACAGGCAAGCGTAATAAGCGGCCGTGCATTTTTAGCTAAGCTGCTGCCGTGTTTGTTGTCATGCTTCCAAAGATCGGCGCGCACGTTTTTTAAGCTAGCGTCTGCTAACGTCTTAGCGTGTTCCATGTCTGCAGCGCTTAGGCGTCTACGGTTTAGCAGCTTCTGTATAAGCGGCCAAACTGCTTTCTCTGCGATCAAGCCGCCCACAGCTAGAAGCACGTCCGGCGCTTTGTTGGCTAGCCATTGGCCTAAGGGTGTTACTCGAACTCTATCCAATAGTCTAAGTATTCTTGTTTAGCATCGAAACACGGGCAGCTTTTAGCTACGTTTGGTAAGTCCCTATGCCCTACTACCGCGATCTGCCCGAATACCATGTGAAAAGCATGTATAAGCTCTAACAGCGCGCGCTTTTGGCTCTGCGTCCTGGTGTCGCTAGGTACGCCGTCTTCGTCTAGCCCGCCTATATAGCATACGCCTACCCAGTCATTAAACCCGCGCGCGTGCGCTCCCGTTTCGCCTACTTCGCGGCCTTGCCATATATCGCCGTTAAGTCCTATAACGTAGTGGTAGCCGCACCCTTTCCAGCCGCGCGCTTTGTGCCAGTCGTCTATATCGTCTATGTCAAACCATTCACCCGCGCGCGTAGCGCTGCAGTGTATTACTATGCCTGGTATTTCTAGTTTAGCCATTACACAGAAAGTTTTACGGCTATGTTTACGTTACCTGGGTTAGTCAGCGGGTTAAGCTGGAAGCGTATAACGTCGCCCGCGCTTAGGCTGGTGCTGAAGGTGCCAGTAGCGCCGCTGTTAGCCAGTAGGTTTACTGTTTCCGTTTCCGTGCTGGTGCCGTTTACGTATAGCCTAAAGCTGCTGCTTCCGCCTGCGTTATCGCTGAAAATACTAAACTCTGAAGCCGTGCAGTCTTCAGGTACGCAGAAGTTTATTAGGCTGCTAGTCGTGTCTGTTACGTTAGCAATGCCCAGTAGGTTAATCCATGCAGCGCCAGTACCCTTAAAGCCTGCATAGCCAGTAACTGTATAGAAGCCGCCGCCGCTGCCGCCGCTAGCCGCTGCAAATTGTGGCGTAAGTGTGCCGCTAACGTCTACCATAGTAAGAACATGCCCGGCAGTAGTTCCGTAAGCTACTGTGCTGGCCATGGTTCCCGTAGTCCCTACGGTACGCATGGTAATAAAATGGCTCCCGGTACTGGTAGGCATTTCGGGCAGCTTCATTACTTCGTTCCCTTTCGGGTTATTAGGCTGTATAAAAAGGCTGTCTGTAGCTGCGCCGCCTGCTGTATTGGGTGCGAAGATCTTAATACCTGGCTGCGTAGTGTCGCTGTCGTCTAGTGGCCTTACTACGAATTGCCCGTTAACTAACAGCGTTTGCCTGTGCATGCGGCGTTCGTCCTTCGTAAAAATTCTACTTACTGCTAACTCTGCTTTACTAGCTGTAGAATTTGCGGCAGCTGCAGCCAGGAACGCGCTAAGGTTAAAGGTACTGCCAGCTAATACCATGCCGCCGCCTGGTAAGCTTACCTGCGCGCCTAAGCGCCATTTGTCCGGTATATCCGTGTCGCTTATAGTAGTCGTGCCGTCGTAGTCAAGTTCGAAAAAAGTAAGGCTGCTAATATTCGTGCCGCCGTCAAGCGATCCGCCCAGCAGCGCGTAGCGTCGGCCGTCGTCCGTGTAAATCTTGTGGAAGGGGAAGCTAATAGTATTGCTAAGCATACCGTAGCCCTTAAACAGTCTACGCGGCTTTGATCTAAGGCGCAGCACGTCTTTTACAATTAGCTGCAGTATATAGTCTGTGCCGTCTACGTTTCCGCTACTGTCAAAGTCTGTAGCTACTGCGCCGCTGGCATTGCTCATAAGGTACGCCGGGCTATTTACTCCTAACCCGAAGTGCGTATTACCTAGGTCTAAGTTTTCTCTGTAGTCGCCTGTCTGCTGCGTCGCTGTAAACTCTGTGCTAGTAGCGTCGTCGCCTGTATTTACTGGCGTTTGCGTATTGTATACGCGCGGCGCTAAAAAGTAGCCTATAGCCCAAGCTGCGTCTACCGTAGTTTGGTTAGCAGCACTAAGGGCTGTGCCGTCGTGTTTTACTACTTCCAGCAGTCCGCCTATACGGGGCGCGGCTGCGTCTGTCAAGGCGTCCGCTGCCGTGTTTATGGCTGGTAGGGCGAAGCTCATAAGTTCGTCAGCTGCGCGCGCTACGTTGCCGCCGCAATGAATCGGGGGACTGTAAAAAATAAGTCTATCTGCGCTGTTTGTAGTCCAAGTAATTTCGCTGTACTCTACCGTAGCGCATTCGATCGTCTGCCCGGACTCCCCAATAATAGGCGAAGTAGCTACAGTATCGAAGGTAGCCGTACGCTTAGCGTATCGCTTTGTTCCCTGGTTAGTTCCGAATAAGTCGACGTAATGCAGCACGCTAACCTTAACCCGTATACATTCGTCTACGTCGTCCGTTTCGCTTAGTGTAAAGGCATCGAAGCCAGCCTGTAGTAATACTTCTACTAGCGTTAGCTCGTTTTGGCGCTGCGCGAAGTAGCCGTTCCCTTGCCCCATAAGCGTATAGGGGTACGCGTCGCCTGTAGTATTGTAAAAAGTACCGTCTAAGCTATTTTGCGGGTATACCTGCTGGTTAAAATTAGGCAGCGCATTTATAGCGCCTATAGCGCCTATATACCCGCCGTTACTTCCAAGACTTACAGACTTTAGCGCAGGCACAAAAGTAGTAGACCAGCCCGCCAGTTTGGTAATATTGGTAAACGGCTCTTCGACGTCTACCGTAACGGGACTGTATAGCGTGCCTGCTTTGCTGTAGTTTATTACGTCTACTTCATAATCTACGGCTGTTTCTAGGTGCGGCAGGCTATGGAAGTAGAAAATACCGCCGTAAAAAATAAGGCGGCTGTTAAAGACCTTACAAAATTCTTCCAGTACTTCCAGGTCTGTAAAGGCTTCGTTAGCTTCGCCGTCCTGGGTTAGATCCCAGGCGCTGCTAGCTACGTATAAACCTGTTAAGCCCGTACCGCCTGGCGACGTTTCGTAATAGCTAAGCAGCTGTAGAAAGTTATCTGTGTTGTCCCAATGGTGGAAGATGCGCAGACGCGAAAGGCAGCGCCGTAAGTGTACGTGCGTTAGTTCGTTCGTTTCGCTGTAGGGCGTTCCGCCCTCTAGTCCTGTTTGGTTGTGGTAGCTATCGGCTAAGCGCGCTAGGTCGTCGTTAGCTTCTACGCTAATAACTACAGGTACAGTTAGGTAAGGTATCGTAACGCTTTCCGCCTGGATCACGCCAGCCCAAAAAAAGTTACCTGCTGTGCCTTCTAAAATTTCTACCGTGTACGTCCCTGTAGGGCTGGCCGCTACTTCCTCGAACCAGTCTACTTGCGCCTGCGTTTCGCATATAAAGTTTAGCGTACAGCTGCTGCTAATTACTCTAGCGTGCGGGTCTTCGTTATCCCAGTTAAGCGTAAAGGGCGTGCTAGCCATTTCTATAGACGTAGCGCTGCCTGTAAAATCGCTGTCGCATAGGTTAATACGGTACTGCCCGGCCTGCTCCGGTTTGTACTCGTGGTAGTATTTTACGTTTACTGCCATTAGAAAGCTAGTGCTGCGTTAGTGCGCTGTACGTAACGCTGGCTGCGTGCATTGCTTAAATGAATGTCGCGGCCTGCTAACATGCCTTGTACTTGTACGTGCTGCGCTGCATTGTTTTGGAACATGTTTAGAAACTGTGGCAACTTTTCGAAAGGTACTACCATTTCGCGGCCGCTGGGGTTATCGCCCAAAAGCGCCAGCGTAGGGCCGAATACGGCGCCGCCCTCTGCAAAGGCTGGTACGTTATTACTGAAAGCTGCTTTAGTAAGGCTGCTAGCTGTAGCTGCCAGTACTGGCGCCAGGGCAAAGGCTCCCGGCCCGGTAGCAGCAGCAGACTTAATAGCGCTAGCTACCATAGCCGCCACAGCTTCAGCTACGTACATCTGTATAGTATCGAAGATAGCTTGCTGCCTTTCGAACTTTCTTTGCTGCTCAAGCTGCCGCTGTTTTTCGGCGAACTCTTCGGCCGTCATTTCTTGTTCATCGAAAGCCTTACGCAAGTCTTTAATGCCCTCGTTATAGTTTCTGTTAGCGTCCCTAAAAGCGCCGCCTATAGATACTATAAGGCTTTGCACCTTTTGCGCCATAGTTTCTATAGCCTTCTGCTGCTCTTCTGCTGCCGTCTTAGTAGCGTCCGCGTTTTTCTGTGCGGCTTCAGCTGCTGCGCCGTACGCTGTAGCCTGGTGGTAAAGCGACTGCGCTAAGTCGCTTTGGCCTAACTGCTGCGCCTGGTAAGCTGCGTCTTCGTAAGTATCTGCTAACCCCTGAAGCGCTGCGATTCTGTTACCGTCTAAAGCAAAGGCGTTTTCTACGTCGGTAGTACCTAGCTTAATAGTTTCGTCTACTAGTTTCTTAACAGCTTCGTAGCTTCGGCCTGCTGCGTCTGCTTGATCGCTAAAGGCCTGGCTTTGTTGCTGCAGGTCTGTAGCTATTTCCAAGTTACCCAGCTCTGCCGCGCCCTGCGCAGCTGCCGCGTACGCGTCGCTAAGGGTGCGCAGCCTGGCTACGGCGTCGCCCGTCAAAGTTTCGGCAGCAAAGGCGGCGTTTTCTGCTTCTGCTAGCGTATTTATTACCTGGTTTAACGCGTCGTCGTCTGCTTTAAAATCTGCTTCTGTTTCTTCCGTTTCTGTGCCTACGTTAATTCTTATAGGCTTTGGCCTTAGGTCTTCTAACCTTTTTTCTATGTCCTGCCGCTGCTTTTCTAACTCTTCTTGCCTGGTCTTAAAAAATTCGTCTACTAGTTCCTGCTGGCGCGCTGCTACTAGTTCTCTATAGTTTTCTGGTAATTCTCCTAGTACGTCGCCTGTACTTTCAAAAAATGGTTCCGGATCTTCATCTACTATTTCATCAAAACCCACAGGAGGTATAAACTGCGGCGTTTGGAAAGCGTCCTGCGCTGCTATGGGTGTTTCATCTGCTAGCATTTCGCTATAAGCGCGATCTCGCGCTTCTGCTAGCCTGTCCGTTAGTCCTGCCTCATCTATTATTTCGTCTAGTGCCTGCTGGCTAATATCTGAAAAAGCGTCTTCGAGCTGCTTACGTACGTCTTCATCCAAATTTTTAAAGCCTTCGCCTAAGGACAGCTCATAGTTAAAGCCGCCTAAGTCGAGAATATTAATACCGTCCTCTACAAAGCCTACTTGCTCCGCTAGCCTGTCGCTTAGCTGTTCCTGCTGTTTAATAATGGCCTGCTGCGCGTCGCGCAATTCTTTTACGCTGGCCTCTGCTACATTCAAATTAAGGGCAGCGTTAAGTAAGCTAACCTGCTCGCGTAGTTCTGCGTTCTGCCTTTCTGTTTCCTCGCGCTGCCTTTTTTGCGCTTCTGCTGCTTCGTCGTTAGCGTCGCCAAAGTCCAGCATAGCAACAACCGCAGCGGCAATGCCAACACCAATAGCAGTAACTGGGTTTTCTAGCATAGCAACCTTCAAGGCGCGCAGGCTTCTAATAGCATAGCGTATAGAAATGCTAAGGCGCCTAAAGCCTAGCAGTATAGGGCCAAAGGCTGCAGCGAACAGGCCTACGTTAACTATGGTTGCTTGCGTTCCGGCGTCTAGGTTACTAAACTTTTCCGCTAGCCTACTAATAGCGTTAGCTACCCTTTCTACTGTAGGTGCTAAAGCCGTACCTAAGCTAATTTGCGCGCCCTCTACTGCAGACTGCATACGGGCGATAGATCCGGCCGCCGTCGCGTCCATAGTATCGGCCATTCTTTGCGCTGTGCCGTCTGCCTGTGCTAGCTTGCCGTTAAGCTCTGCCAGGCCTTCGGCATTCTTACCAAACAAAGGCTGCAGGATCGCCGCACGCTTGCCTAAAAGGTCTATAGCGTCGGTGTAGTCCATAGTACCGCCTATAATTTGGCCGAAAGTTTCCTTAACATCTACGCCGCTAGCTGCCAGCTCGCTAAAGGCCATTTTAAGTTTAGTGCCTGCGTCTGCGCCGCTTAGTCCATTGTTAGCCAGTACGCCTAAAAGGGCTGTAGTTTCTTCTAGGGTAAACCCAAACTCAGACGACAAAATACCGGCGTTCTGCATGGAGCCACTGAACTTTTCCAAGTCCAGGCCGCTATTAGCAAACGCTGTAGCCATAACGTCCGTAACGCGTCCGGCGTCCTCAGCGTTAAGCCCAAACTGCGCTATAGTTTCCTGGACGGCTGCCGCTGTCGGCCCTAGCTCAGTACCGAACGCCTGCGAAAGCGAAAGAATACCGGGCGTAGCGTCTATAATGCCTTTAGTAGATACGCCTAGCTTTGCTAACTCAAGCTGCAGGCTGGCTACTTCGGAAGCTGTAAAGACTGTGCTACTTCCAAACTGCTTCGCGCTGTCCTGCAGTTTTTTAAAGTCGTCGCCTGTAGCGCCAGCGATCGCGCCAACGCGCGACATAGCTAGCTCGAAGTCTGCCGCTACCTTAAAGCTTGACGCGCCTACAGCAGCAAGGGGAAGCGTAAGGCCAGCCGTAAGCTTGCGCCCGGCCGTTTGTAGTCGTCGCTCTAATACTGCAAACTTTCTTTCGACTCCTTTTAGGTCCTTTGAAAGTTTGTCCGTTTTGGCTCCGAAGATGATATTAAAAGCGGCAGAAGCGCGTCCCATTTTTTTTGCTAGCTTTTTAGGTTAGTGCCTAGAAATTCGAAAAACTCCGGGCCTTTGTCGGGTGCTAGCTTCGCCTTTGCTCTTTGGTCGCGCTCGTCGTCTAGTGCCGTATACGGGTTAAAGTCTGCGCTAGTAAAAGCGCGCTGCCCTTTCCCCCGGTTTACATTAGCTATAAGCGCTTGCACAGCAGCAGTACGCAGCCAGGCCGCCCGGTCTTTATTTTCGAAGTGCCTACAGTGGTGCAGGTACTCCCTTAGGGTTAAATTCCAAAAGACTTCCGGCAGGTACCCAGCCTGTAAAGCTGCTGCGTATATCTCTGCCCAGGTTAACGGGCGGGGGTCTTCGCCCCCGTCCCGTTTCCCAGTGTTTCGTCTTTGGCGCCGGTAGCTTCTAGAAGATCGTTAGTTAACTCTTCGAAGTCCAGCGTACCTAACTGCGCGGCGAATTGTTCGAACTGGTACTTAACATCTGCCCCTTTCAAATAGCAGTAATTCTTATAGCCCGCGTAATAGATACGGGGCAGCGCTTCCAGCGCGCTACTGTCTGCCTGGTTTAGAAGCTCGTTAAGTTCTACGCCTAGATCTTGCGAAGCCAGGCGCAAAGCATTAAGGTTAAGTAGTACCTGCGTTTTACCTGCAGGTAATTCTAGTTCGACGTGTCCGCGTAGTTTATTCATGCGACTAAATTAGTCAACTACTGCGAAAGTGTGCGTACCGTTGGTAATTGCAACTTTAGCAATGTCGCCCGTGCTTTCGAAAGTGCAGCTGTACGTAGCTACGTCGTTTACTCCGGCGCTCTCGCTGTACGAAGACAAAAAGGCCTTGCCCTTATACATATAGTCGCTGTCTGTAGCGTCGTTGCTTCCAGTAGTCCAGGCCAAAGTAAGCTCTGTTTTATTGTACCAGGCGTCGAACAAGTCGATAGTGTTTTGCACGTCTGTTACGTCGGTGCCTGACTGGTTCTGCGCCGTGTAGTTCACTACGCCGTCGCAGCTCATAGTCCAGCCCTGGCCGCCTAAAATAATAGTTTTAGCGCCGTCGTTATCTTTTGTTGTCGCGTCGATCGTTTCGCGCGAAAGCTCCAAGCTACCGCTAGTGCTATATGCAATAACTTGGAAGGTGTTGGCGGAGTCTTCTACAAAGATGCCAATAGCATTACTGTGTACGGCTCCTTTAGTTTTTGGGTTTGCCATGTTTATTAGGTTTGTGTGTAGTTATTTCTTTTTTCTACGGTCGCCTGTAATAGCCGTAATAATTACGTCAAGGTAGCCGAATACAGGCCGCGCCGGGTGTTCTGAAGGCAAAAGGTTTACTACTGCCTTACCAAAGGCAAGCGCCGCCAAAAGCAGCTCTGCCCAGTGTGTTAGTACAAAGTCTAGCATAGGTGCTATAGTTTAATTTGTGTGGTAAAATTTAGGGTGATCGTAAAAAGTTCGTCTGCTTCGAATACGTCGCTAACCCATTGGTTAAACTGGTTGCTTAGTATGTTGTCGTCTGTATTGCCGTTAAGTGTTCTAAATACTTTGGTAGCTAGCCGCCAGGTAGCGGCGGGCGTTTCGGCAATTACTGTAACTTCTACGAAGCATGTAATAATATTAAGGTGGAAGCCTTTTTGCTCGTTTTCCTGGCTGCCTGTCATTTGCAGCACAATACAGGGCGTGTTACTATTCTGCAGCCTGCTTAGCGGAAAAATATTGTTACCTACTAAGTCCGTTATAGCCGTGTCTGCTTCTAGCTGTGCTATTAGGTAGTGTATCATTATAGGCCGTATTCGTATTTTACCTGCTGTACTCTTTTGTCTATGGCTGGCAGCAGTCCGTTAACTGCTAGCTGCCTGGTCTGCGTCCAGGCTTCGCCTATCCAGTTCGTACCTTTGGTGCCTGGGTGCGTAATTTTTTTAACGCGCATAGGTCGCCCCTGGTCGTTATAGACTACAAAGCCTTTTTTAGTGGTAGTACGTGTGCCGCCGCGCGTTCCTAAGATCGTCCAATGCAAGTAGCGCCCTGGTGTACGTACCTGGGTCTGCAGACTGCCTTTACTTTCCTTTAGGCGTTTCTTAGTTACTTTTTTGCCTTTGTCGTCTATAAGCTGCATTTTAGGATTAACGCGAAGCACTACGTACGGGCTGCCTGGCTTAGCCTCTTTGCCCTTTACTACATGCACAGCACGTCCAAGCGATCCGGTACGGCGCGGCGCGTTTTGCTGCGCCATTTTTACGGTAGGCTTCATAGCGCGTTTCATGGCCGTAAGTATGGCGCGATCGCCTAACCTTAGTGGCAGGTCTGCCAAAGCGCGGCGCACCCTAATAACGTCGGCCTTATTAACTTCCGCTGTTAGCATCGCGCTTTACTGTTATTAGTTCTAGTACTTCCTTATTACCGTACTGGCGCATGCCTACTATATCGTAGTCCTCGCTGCCCTGGCGTACGCGCATTTTAGTAGTAATATCGTCCATGTAGCGCACTCTAAAAATAACTTGCATAACGTGGGTAAGGCCGTCTACTTCGCTAACTAGCTGGCTATTCTTATACTTTTTTTCTGCCCAAACGGTAGTCTTAGTAGTCCACTGTTTTACCTCTGTATTCCAGTCGTCTAACGTACTTGTATATTCTTGTACGTCGATCCGGTCGCGCATGTTACCGAACTTCATACTAGGCGGCTTTGAGCTAACAAACTTTCTACGGCCATAGGCAGCGTAGCTACCGTGCTACCAATGTGTACAGCGCTTCTATTTTCGTACCAATGTCCTAGCAGCATTAAAGCAGCTGTGCGAATGTTATCCGGTATAGCGTCTGCGCGGGTGCCGCCAGTCGCAGTAAGTGTTACTGCGTCCGGTCTGTAAGGGTCTACTGTGGGTGTAGTCTGTCTGTAGCGAATGTGCAGCACGTCGCCTAAAAGCTCTGCTGCGTATTCGGTAGCTGCTAGCGTATATAAAGTAGCGTCGTTTTCTTTGTAGTACTCCAGGCTAGTAACTGAAGTAAGCGCACCAATAGGCAAGCGCGCTAGATCGCTAAAGCGCGGCGCTGTAATAGTAAAGGTAGACGTGCGCAGTGTCCTACCTGTATGCCTTTCGCATTGTTCCAAAGCAGCGTCGCGCAGCGCGTTAATAATAGCGTCTTCGTCGCTGTGGTCTACTTTAAGCCAGGCCTTAGCGTCGTCTGTGCTAATACTGCTGCTATATTCTTGCGTCGTGGTAGTGCTTACTTGGAACATTTCTAAAAGCTTAAAAAAAACAAGGGCGGGCAAAATTCCCGCCCCTGCTTCATTGTTTAACCTGTTTACCTGTTAGGTTGCTGCGATGTCTTCGCAAATGCTAAAGGCTCCGGCCTGACGTACTGCCAAGTCTACGAAACGGTTAGCGTGCAGCTTAATGTTAGCGTTATCGCCCAACGTGTAAGGATCTACCAAAATGTCGATACCTGACCCGAAGTAGCAAAGTACCAGCTGGCGGAAGTTTCCAAAGACTGCTTTACCTACAGTAGCGGAAGCGTTAGCCAGGTAGCCGCTAATAACAGCGTTATAGCCGTTTACGTTATTGTTACCCATGTCCCAAAGGCCGCTAACGCTAGATACTTGCGCTGCAAGCTTAGCAAGGTTGCCAGCCTTAGGGCTAAAGACGTAGCTAGCGCCGTCTGCAGCTCCGTTAGCGATCAAAGCCGCCTCCATAGCTGTTACCATAGCTGCCAAGTCGGTAGTATTGCCGGTTGCTGCGCTTTGGTCGTCTACGCCAGTAGTGTTAAGAATACCCGTAGGCTGGCCGCTTGCGCCGCTGCCGCTGAAGGCTGCCGTATCGATTGCGTTATTAAGTGCTAATGCAATGTCCTGAGAAATTACGGCGTCTACAGACGCGCCGCCCTGGATAAGCAACTGGCGGGAATAGCGGGTAATAGCTCCAACGCGCTTAGGCGTCAAAGTCAAATCGTCCATTTCCATAGTAGCGTCGCTGCCCGCTGCTACTTC